AACAACTGAGCCGCTGTCTTGGCCTGTGTTTCTCCGGCTAAAGCAGGGTTACCAGTAACGGGGTCTAACAGGTCGTCGATAATCCCTTGCATATCAGAGCGGATGTCTGCTTTGTCTAGCTTAACATAGTCATACTCACGTAGCTCCTTTGTTAGCTTTTCGCCACGATTGTTTATTTCACCAGTCAGGATGTCTTGGTTTTTCTGGTTACTATTCTTACCTGAAACTTTAGTCTTTTTTAAGGTATCAATAGTCTCTTCATCACGCTGAGTACGTCTGTAACGTGTTGTTCCACTTTCATCAGTGTACATCTGTTCCTGACGCTCGGCACGATTAGCAGGCGTGTCTAAAGGCGTTATTACTTCCTCTAGGTCTGCTCTTGTACGTGCCTCAGCAGTACGAGCGGCTGACCGCTGTAAAGCAACACCACGCTTACGTAGCTCACTAGGAGAGTAAGGTACAGGGTTACGCATCATAGGCGGTTTGTAAACCTCAGCTATCTGGAAGACACCTTTAAGTGTGTCAGCCTGAACAGGGTTATTCTGTGCGAACTCTGTCCACGCATTAATACCAAACCGAGCGGCGTCTAAGCCTACTTCAGCCAAGGGTGTGTCAGCCAGAGGAGCCAAGGTTTCAACAACAGTATCTGCAATTGCTTTTTCATTGCTGTCCGGTATAAGTTCTAACAAGCCTTTACCGCCCAACATAACAGCTTCAGCGATTGGGTTTGTAATGTAGCTTTTAACAGCTTCACCTACTACTTGAGGAGCAAGCTGACCTGTAGTGCCGCCTCTAGCAAACGTTTCTGCTGTTCTTTCCATTGCTCTCTGAGGGAACTGTCTAATACCTTCAACAATACCCTCCCCTGCTTCTACCGTAGCCTGACCCATATCGTAGTCTGTAGGCTGATAGCCTTGAGATGCTTGCTGTTTCGCCTCTAGTTCTTGAGCGGCTTTTACAAGCTCCTCTACGACCGCCATGTCCCCCTCTTGGTCAGCGAGGAGGATAGCGGCGTTTAGTTCTTCTAAAGTTGGTTCCATGATTACCGACCTTTATTTAATACGATTTAAGTAGCTCTGAGCGCCTGAACTGTAACCTTGCTGTGTAGGAGTCATAGCAGGTGGCTGTATGTAAAGGCTCTGATAAACAGAATTGTCTAATTCAGTACCCTCCACCTTGTTAAGAGTGTCCAAAGCGCTGTTGTTAGCGTTGATAGCGTCCGTAGCAACTTGGCTTTCAATACGGATAACTTCTCTGATAGTTCTCTCATCAAGAGCAATATTACCACCCACGACTTTCTCAATGAACTCTCTATCCTTATCCGAGATTGCTGTACCGGAACCAAGGGCTTTAATAAGAGGAAGTACCTGTTTAGCACGACTAATCATAAACAACTCAGTCGCCGCAACTTTGTCTTCCATATCTTCAGGCAGAATACCCATTGCCTTGCCTATACGCATTACTTCCAACTGGATAGGTGCGGTGAAACCACTAACAATACCCTTGTCAAGAACTTCCATACTATCTCGGTTAATTCTTAGTATTTTCTCGGCTGTCTGTGCTTGAGCATTTAACTCCAAGAAGTTATCAGTCATCTTACCTGTCAGCTTAGAAGTGATACCGTCAGCGGCACTAATCTGTTTAGTAACAACAGGAGCAGGTTTTAAGCCTAAGTCCATAGGAGACTCCCACTTACCTGAGTCAGGGTTCCAGACATTAGCAGACTCATCTACACGACGGCTTTGAACTTCCCCTTGAGCGTCAGTAAAGGCTTTAATAGAGGCTTTCTTACCTTGTAGTTGCTCGATGAACAAATCATCGGACATAGAATCATACTTACCGCTGTTAATGTCAGCAATAAGCTCAGGAGAAGCATTCTTAGATTTAGCTACAGCTACCTTACCCTTACGACCTCCTCTGTTTACTATATTACGTTCCTGCTCTTTGTATATAGTCTTCTGAGCTTCCTCTAAACTACCGCCGCTCTGTAAGGCTTCTACTGTAGAGGTAAGGCCTAGAGCTTGAGCAGAAGTTACTAGAGCCTTTCTCTGTTTAGCGAGGGCTTCTTTTCTAGCCTTCTCTTCAGCCAGTGCTTTGTTTTGAGCGGCAAACTGCTCCTGTAGAGCAACACCGGCTCCCATGCCCTGAGTGGCTGACACAATTTGAATAAGCTCTGCTTGACCTTCAGGAGTAGTACGGTCAATAGTTCCTAGTTTCTCTCTTAGTTTTTCAGCGGCAGGGCGCATATCCCTACTTTCAAGAAAGGGAAGACCAGTTCCAGAAGCCGCTCGACCTACTCCAGTCATCATTCCCTGACCAAAACCACGTCCTGCGGAGGCCATGCGCTCTCCAAAACTAGAACCGCTTGGGGGTGCTGATTGACGACCAAAATCTGTTAATAATCTCTGTAAATTTACATTAGCCATTATTTATATATCCTTAATTATTAAAAGTCGAAGAGACCGTCTTTACCTGTAAGAGCTTGGATTAGAGACTGCATAAATGCTGTTGTAGTTTCAGCACCAACTTGACCCATACCGAGCATACCCTCCAGACCTGCAATGTTAGCTTGAGCCGCCAGTTCTGCACCTGACAACTGACTTTTCTGAGCCAACTGTGAAGGAATCTGACTAGCACCAAAGAGGCTTAGTGCCTGCTGTTGTGGTTGATAACCTGCACCCATTAGAGCGTTAGCTTGGGCAAGTGCTTGTTGTTCTCTAGCCATCTGCTGTTGTTCTGGTAAATACGCCTGCTGAGCTAACGCCTGACCACGACCAAACATTTGCTGTTGCTCGCCTAGTGCCTGCTGTCGTGCCATGGCTGATGCTTGTAAGCCTGCTTCTGCTCTAGCCTTTTCATAACCAAACTCTTCAGCAGTTCCACCAAACTCCGCAGTACTAATACCACCACGACCACGAGAGAACAAACTCTGGTTTAGTGCCATTCTTTGTCGTTCTTCTTCAGGGCGTTGTGCGGCTCTAATGTTCTCGTAGTATTCACCTGCGGCCTGAGTAGGGTCAACCAGTGCCGCCTTGAACATTCTATTAGATTCATCTAAACGTCGTTTTTGCAACCGGCGGTCGCTTTCAGAAAGCCCTTGTCCTACCTGACCATATAGGTCACTTGCTTGACCAAACAGATTACGCTGTCGTTTTCTATCGGCTTCTGACATTTCATAACGTAAACCGCCTTGAGGTGTTGTAGTGAAACGGGAGCCTGTATTAGATGTAACGGTATACGGTCTGAAAGCAGTATCACTTTGAGCGGCTTGAGCTATCTTCTTCATTCCTTCCGAAGAATCCAGACCTAACTCTTCAAGCATACCTAAGACTTTTTCCATTGCCGCGTAGTTCGAACCTGCGCCTAACAAGCCCCCTAAAATATCTCCAAAATCAGCCATCTTGTTGTCTCTCCTGTAATTATTTAGCGGCCCAGCCACCAGTACCGGCGGGTGAGGATTCTTTAACGTAGAGTGTTGAACCTGCTCTACCTGTGAGTATTTGTACAGTGTTTATTTTAACTAAACCTGTAACTTCTACACCGGAGGAAGTAGTTTCAAGTTTCTTGCTATTATTGTGATATAAATCTACAGCACCGTTAGCTGTCATCTCGATTAGCTTTTCATCAGCACCTTGGTTTTGGAAAACAAACGAAGTACCGTTAAAAACCATAGCTCGGCTGTTGTTGTTTTGAACTGTGTTAGCGTTGCTAGACGATACGTGACTAACAGTCAAATCTACTCCGTTACCAAAAGACAAACCTTGGTCATCGTTTACTCTAGTAGGTTGCTTTAAAACAGTTAAGACATCACTAATATTTACTTTTTCAACAGTGTCTACACGTAAACTAATGTTAGAATCAGCAACTGAGTCTCCTGTGTCTGTACCTATAGATAGCGCACCACCGGCTACTTTAATCTGTGCTGTAGAAGTGTTGTCAAGAAGCTCTATACCCGCTGTATTATCTGCTGACTCAAAACGTGCAACAACGTCAACAGTGTCATCAAAGACGTGAAGAGGTCGAGAAGGAGCATCAACACCCACACCTACCTTAGCACTAGCAACCATAGAACCTGAAACTTTAGCACCGGTGTCGGTTGTCTCTAGTTTTTTAGAGCTGTTGTAGTGAAGGTCAACCGCCCCATCAGGAGTGCATCGAAGCATCGTCTCATCATCAGCAGGGTTCCTTACTATTAAACTAGAAGTTAAGACTTTTAAACTACCTGCACCTGAGTCTTCAATATAACTATTACTACCATCGTGGTACAGCTTTAAGTCGTCCCCTGTTCCTAGTTGAATCTTAGCGTTGTCGGCAAGGTCAAGAGAAGTAGGCACTAAAGCACCTGCGCTTCCTGTGACGTTAAGGTTAGTCGTTGTTAAGGTGCCTGTAATAGTAGGAGACGCTGAGTCTGCCTTAGTTGCGCTCATTGTAGCAATATTGTTAAACTCTGTAGTAAACTCAGAGCCTTTGATGATTTTACCAGAGTTACCGGAAGGAAGAGAATCCTTGTCACCAAAGTTAGTTGTTACTGTGTAGTTGGACATTAGAGTAGTCTCCCTAGTTTAGCCAGTATGTCAATTTTTTGTATAGAAAAAGAATTGTTATTGATAGTCGATGTAACTCCTATAGTTACTACGTTACCTGAGCCTGTTGTGTTTACCTTTGGTGTATTTACGTCAACACCTCCAGAAAACTCAGCAGTAGTGTTAAACTCACTTACGTTAAACTGTGCGGTAGCTTCCGTACCAAAAGTAAAAGCCTGCTTGCTGTAGTTTTCTGCGTAGTCGTAACCCCAGTTAAGTACTGCTTCAGCATTCTGTCCACCAATAACTGTTAAGTTAAACTTCTTTAGAAACTTTAGAATAGTAGAGTTACCAAAGTCTAATGGGTTACTGAAGTAAGACATAGTGTACGTAGATGTGTCGTCAAGATAACCGGCGTACTGTGCAGTTCCTTCGTCCAAACCCATATAGAAACCATTAGCCGCTATCTGAGTAAAACACAGAGGCATTATACCTGACCATGTAGTAGCCCTAAACGACCCATCTTGCAACGGAGTACGAACGTCAAAACAATAAACAGTATTACTAGAAGGTAACGTCAATAAGTAAAAAGCATCGTCAGGACTATATACTGTCTTAATAGGTAGAGACTCAAAGTTGACTAACTGCATTAAGTCAGTTCTTACATTCTTACTAACGTCACGTAGAGGCATTGACTTCTCTTGTATAACGCGTCCTAAGCTCATTACACCGCGATTAGACAGGAACAGTACGTCATTACCTGTGGCCTGTATAGAGTCCCTCTCAATGCATCCTACGCCCTCTATCGTGTCTTGTAGTTGGAACCCTGCCCCTGTTGGAGCGTCGGCACCTGTGTATATAATAATAGAGTGCTTACCGAAGATTACTAGAAAGCCGTTGTGTTCTGTTACAGCGACAATCTCATCATAACCTGTAGGCCATACAGTTGTCAAGTTTAAGCTACCTGAGTCACCACCTGAGAATGCTTCACCGTTTAAAAGCTGTGACCAATATACTACGTAGTTGTTTGATGAAACATCCGCAACCCATAGACGACCAAAAGCCGCCGCTACTTCATTACCAAAGGGTGCGTCGTGCGCCCCTGTTATAACCTTAATAAGTGTAGTGCTTCCTCCTTTACTGACAAGAGGATGATGACCGTGTTGGAAAAAGTAACAGTCATTATTAAACGAAACTATCTTCCAGTTGTTTGCTGAAATAGTATAACCGACAGGTAGCGTACATTCTGCTAGTGTGCCTGTACCGTGTAGTATCTTATTGTTACCCGCAGAGAAAATAGTGACAGCGCCACCAAAGTCAGTAAACTCGAATACAGCCTCAATTCCACGGCTAGTACCTAAGAAACTAGAACCGTTAGTTGACACCTTATCAAACCCTTTACGAGCGCCGATACGACCACGGTTATCAATTACACAATTATCAGCAACAGAAGCAAACGAAGGATTCATGCCCACGGGCGATTCCTCGGTGTTTAAACCGAAGAACGCAGGAGCGGCTACTGTTAGATTCTGTAATCGTTGTGTCATACGCTACACCATATTGTTTCTGTTGGGTATCTTGCCGCGTCATAAGCAATAGCATCAGACAAAGTAGACCGTGCTGTAGCATACAACTGTGCGGCAGGAGTGCCTCCGGTTTCACCACGCTCTTCAACAGCCATAGCGTGAGCTAATTGAACAACAGCTAAACCTGAAGTTCTAATGTCGGAAGAACCTACAGTAAGCTCAGGACTTCTGTCTACAATGTCAAACAAAAGAGTTACTGTCGTGTCCGTTGGCGGATAAAAGTTAAAAGCCGCTGTAGTATTGTTGGGGTCTGCATATCCTTTAAAAAGATAATTAGTAGGTCTACCTTGTTGAGTATCCTCTAAATAAATACTACTATAGTATTCTTTTTCCGTTCCTCGGTTTAATTCAGCTTTAGCCGTAGGGTTATAAACACCCAGTACTTTAAAGTTTTCGTTAAGGCTTGAAATAGTACCATAACTACTACCTGCGAATAAAGATAAAGGTCTTACTGAACGTAGCTCGCCCCAGTCCCACGCATCCTCAACCATGCGGTTAGCGTCATTGACTAACTCCCCAATAAGTTTAGAATAGGCAGAAGTGCTAGGAGAGGCTACTTCGTCCTCCCGCAACCTCCGTAATACTTTGTTAATTGCTTCTAAATATGTCACTATATAGTTCTCCCAAATGGGTTATTACCTTTTAACTCGTTATATGTAAGCAGTTCTTCGTCAGGACTTATTCCTATTTGTGTTTTAAACCTAAACAGGTCTGAAAATAAAGAGTCCGTAGTACGTGTAGGAGAAGAGTCTTTTTCTGCTAATTCTACATCTGGAAACTCTAAAGCATCAAGTACTTCTTCAACTACGTCACCGACAGGTTCTGTCGTTTCTTCTATTTTCTCAACTACTTCTTCAACTACTTCTACTACTTTCTCAACCACAGGCTCTGTTACTTCTTGCCCAGTCTCAATTACTTCTTCGACTACCTCTACCACTGTTTCAACAACAGGTTCTGTTACTTCTTGTCCAGTCTCAATTACTTTCTCAACTACTTCTTCGACTACTTCGACAACTTCTTCAGTAACTTCCTGTCCGGTCTCGATTATTTTTTCAACTACTTCAACAACAGGTTCTGTCGTTTCTTCTACTACTTCTACTACTGTTTCAGTGATAGGTTCCGTTACTTCCTGTACCGTCTCTTTAAAAGGCTGTAAGTACTCGTCATCAAAGTTACTTAAGAATGCTTTAGCCGCGTCTACGTTGACAACATTTTCACCAAACTCCTTTAGAGGTTGTAAAACATTATCGTCAAAAGAACTAGCCGCACTCTTTAGTTTATCTTCAATAAGACCACCAAACGGACTTTCTTCAATATACTTTAAAACACCGCTAGTGGCGGCTTCGTCAAAACTTTTACCGTCTAGCATTTTCTGCATAGTTTTATCTAAACCGGCTTTAACATCATCGGGCATATCCTCCCAAGTGTCTTGCCAGTCTTGAACTATCTGCGGTGAAGAACCTTCAGGAAGCGCATTACGGAGTTGTTCAGTCACATAAGGAGTGATTAACTCTTTAACTGCAAACCCTGTAAAATCACCTGTAGTTGCCGCTTCAACAGCCGCTAGTGTTTGGTCGTAAGTCAGTGTAAAACCATTAGCAAGCTCGATACCTGTTCCTGCTAAAGCCGCGTCCCTAGCCTTAGCTCCGGCGGCGGCGGCATCTGACGGACTCATTCCTCTAGCTAAAGCCGCCTCTGTTTTTGCACTACCAATGGCGGCCGCTTCTTGTTCAGTTGCAGGAGCAGTAATAAAACCTCCGGCTTCTAAAGCTACAGGGGTAAACGCCAACCAGTCTTCGGAGTTACCTTCGCCTTTAAGTATATTCAGTCCGGCGGGGATTGCTGAATACAAGCCACCTGTTAGAGCGTTTAAAGTTAGGTTTGTCACAGCACTTGTAAACTTCTTCCAATTGCTTTGTTCTGGTCTTTTCTGCGCCGCTCTGTGGTCAAAAGACACACCACCTGCATTGTCAAAAGCGGCTACACGCGCCCGTCGTGAATTAAACTCATCGTCAGCTCCTTCAAGACTAGTAACCTGACCCCATGTTTTATCTTTTTCGTATTCGTAATATCTACCGTCTTCGTACTTCTGTTGTTCAGGGAAACCAATAATACTGTGTTCACCGTAAATACCGTCTACCGTGCCTACAGCGTATCTACCATCTTCCAGTTGAAAAACATATTCACCTTCGTTAGCTAAGTTCTGAGCAACGGCTCGTTGATACTCCGCAGGGGTTAGTTGTTCCTCGTTGTACATATACGTTAAGTAAGCATTTCGCTTATTAACATCAATACCTAAGTATGCTTCACTAAACTCGTCAGTACCTCGGAGACTATCTAAATATTTAAACGCATTGTTATAGTCTTCCTCCCGCTTAGTGTCATACATATCATAAGCAGTGAGTTTAGCATTAGGGTCTATTTCACGTAAACTGTTTATGTTTTTCTCAAATACGTTAAAGAACCCTTCATCGCTACGTACACCTGCAAAGTCAAAAGTACCGGAACGGAATTGCTCTTCGTACTCTGCTATCTCTTCTTCCGTATACCCTGCTTGTCTAAGAAAATCAGAACCCTGTGTTACAACTTTATCTTGTTCTGAACTTAAACCTTGTGAACGTAAAACGTCATCTTGATAGCGCAGTAACTGTGTACTTGTGATTTCACCATTAAGGTACATCTCTTTTAAACGTGCAAACTCTTCTTCAGGGTTTTCTGATTCCCACACTTCAGGCAGACCGCTAAAAGGTGAAGCGCTTTGTGACTCTCCTCCGAAGTTATAAGGGTCTGCTTCAGCTATAGCTCGTCGAGCGTCAAAATTAGCTTGTTTTTCTTCTTCCGTAAGTAAGTTCCAATCTTCGTCCGAAAGGAGTAAGTTATCTATGCCTGCTTCTTTCCAAGCATTACTACGGTCAATTATTCGGTAAGCATAGGGGTCGCCTTGTATTTCTACTACTTTTCCTGTAGAGTAATCATACATATACCCGTCAGGGATGTCCATGTCTTGTGGGTTTTCAAACGAGTTAATATAATCAATGTAACCCTCTTCCCCCGGCAAAACTACTTCTCGTGTGATGTTAGTAGTACCACCGGCTCCTGTATCTACATCAACAGCTCGCCCTTCGTCATCAAACTCTACGTCACGTAACTGTCCCGTAGCTTCTAAAGAACCACTAGCTAAAGTAACATACTCACCACGGGGGTCTCCCATGTAAACTGACCACTCAGGAGGGTCACCGCTTTCCCAGTTTGTAGGGTTCCAAGGACTATCTGACCACTCCCCTAGCCATTCACCTGTGTCTGAAATAAGGTTACCGGAAATTACACTATCGCCAACACGCCAAAAAACAGTATCTTGAACGTAGTCGCTTATGTTCTGCCCTATTTCAGCAAACGATGGCATACTGAATAAATTGGAATCATCAATAGGTGACCCAAAATCATCAGCAAAAGGTGACCCTAAGTCTCCATAAACTTCCGATACTGTAGCCATGTATTGTGTACCGTCTTGGCCTACTGCTCCTACTCCTGAAGGACTCCAGTTAGGGTCACCACCGGTAGTTCCTCCCTGTCCTGTAGGGCCGCCTGCTTGACTAGTGTCAGTGTCTTCGTATACAGAAAAATTGTGGTTACCAAAGGAACCGGCGGAGGTAGTTGAACCGCCTGTAGTGCTTAAATAGTTACCTCGTGACATTACTTAATCCCCTTTGTTTTTTCGTATGTACGTAAACCACCTAACCCAAGCATACCCATAAGCACAGGTATCATAGTAGACAAATCTATAAGGGGAACAGCGATTGTTGAAC